CTTTCTGAGCTCTTCAATGATGTCTATTTGGTCTTCTTCTGCTGACACTTTTCTATCCTTGTTCGTCGTATCTTGGGTTAATCATCATGTCTTGGACATCTTCAGGCATAAGAAGAAAACCTTTTGCCGGATTGTCCGCGCCACCAAGATTTATCTTATTAGAGCTGTTGAACCTTTCCGGGAATGCTCGTAGGTATCTTTTTAGCCTCGCTACAGAGACAACAATAAATGCTCCCTCAGGTGAAAAGATATAAACCCACCATTTAGCGGTAGTTATGTTTATTCCGCTTTTGTTCCAGACCTGAACGCCGTTAACGTCCTTGTATCCGCGTGGGTTTTGGTCTGTTTCAACAACCATCCTCCCATTGCGATACCTGTCGCTCTTTACCTCAAACGAACCATTCGATAGGTCGTCAAGGAATGCAGACACAAGGGACTCACCTTGCTGCCCGTAGGCGAGGTCTTTTTTAAAATCAAATTTTCGTGCTGGAATATCAAACTCTGCGGCCATTAACCAATCATGCCAGCATTAAAACTTAATTGCAACCCTAGTTTTTGTATACTCGCCAGTTTCCTAGCTTGCCCTGAGAGTTGTCCATAATCCATTTTGCAAATTTTACGTTGCAGTTAACGTCTTTGAGACCGCTCATTCGATTTTCTACGGCATCTTCTCCGCAGACATCAGCAACTCGCGACCTCCAGGAAGAATTAATCTGGAGTAAGCCAGTGTCGTATGACTTATCCTTGTTCAGAGCGTAGGTCATGTTGCCATTGGCATCCCATCTAGCGTTTTGAGCAGCTGGATTGCATCCACTTTCACGCCATGCAATATACGAAAACACCTCAACCGGCTCAAGCCCCACCTGTTTGAATAGCGGCTCCCACATCGGACAGCGCTTTGACTGGTCCGCTGGGATGTTATATACGGCGCTCATTGGCGGAGTTGGAACGTTGCTTACGGGAAGATTGAGTGATTGGAGCTTCTCTATATGCTCTCGGCGAGTTATCGGACCGTAAGTTCCATCTATTCGCACTGTGCCTATCGCCTGTTGTAGGCTTTTAACTCTTTCGCTTTTCTCTCCGAATGAGTAATTATCCAATAAAACCTGCTTGTTTTTGGCCTCTTCCATCCTGTCCGGAGAAACAACAGAGACAGCTGGTAGAGGTGCCAGCATGGCTACCTCCGCCTTTGTCCCACCTGGGATTGAAATCCCCAATGCTCCAAAAAGTATAGAAATAGACCATCCTGTGATTTGCTTCAATGTTTTTCTCCTGAACTCGGCGGATAGGGCAACAGGCTTTAGTAAATAGCCTGCCTATGTCAGTATCGGGTACTTCAATATTACCAAATTATTACGCAATAGCAACTTCAACGATAGTTTAACTCTTGACGAGTGGCCCTAATCCCCAATAACCGTACGGTCTTGAAGGCTTGTCATAAATTTCTCAAAATCTTTCAGATTTACTGAGGTTTTGAATGAATTTTCGGACTCAACATCATGAATATCGAGATTCATTGATTGAACAACAATGCTCGCAATATCACCACAATCATTAGATGCTTCTTCAATTTCTTCTTCATTCATGTTGTCATCTATATAGAAGTACAAAAGCACTCCTGCGATATGTTCAACGAGATTTAGGCGGGCTTCATCATTTGTTGCTGTCATGTGTTGCATCCTATCACTCGTGGTGATAAAGTTGCACTCGCTGAAGTCATCCGACCTCGGCATACGTAAACCAAGGAGAAGAAATGAACCCGGCACCAACGGTGATTATCGGTAACGTTACGGCGGAACCAGAACTCACCTTCACATCAAACGGACAGGCACGCCTGTCATTTTCAGTAGCCGCAAACTATGTTTGGTACGACCAGGCAGGCGAAAAGCAGGAAAAGGTTTCCTTTTTCAACATCGTCGCATGGCGCTACACAGCCGAGAATGCTGCAAAGACACTGGAAAAGGGAATTGGTGTAATCGTAACAGGACGCCTTGAACAGCGTTCATGGGACGACAAAGAGACAGGTCAAAAGCGTTCAACAGTCGAAGTTATTGCAGACGAAATTGCAATTAACACTCGCAGTGTTGAAACTGTTGTCCGTCGCACCAAGCAGGACGGTGGTCAAGCGCAGGGCGGTTCATCCGCTCCGGCACAGCGCCGCTCAAAGCCAGCAGCATCAAATCGTCAGCCAGTAGGCGTTGGCGTAGATGGTGAATCAGAACCATTCTGATTCCTGCTATTTAAATAAACAAAACCCTCGTTAATTTCGTGCAGAGACACGAAGACGAGGGTTTTTTTATGCCTTTTTTAAGCCATGCAATATTTTCGTAAGCTCATCGCCGTCAAACGGAATGGCATAAGCATCGACGTAGTTCTTGGCATCTAAAAGCATATCTATGACCTCTGCCACTGGGACCGAAGACCTAGGGTCTTTGACTAATTGCTTTGAAAGCCTCTGTAGGTGGGTATCTATGGAATCCATGGGTTAAGTATAAACATAAAAAATATCCGCTTTGGGGTTGCCAATGTATTTTTTAGTTATTAATATCTAAGTCAACCTACAAATAGACGGACATAAAGGAGTTATTACTAATGTCTGAATACAATAAACTAAAGAACAGCGGACTTGGTCGCGGTCGGCCGAAACTTAAAGAAGAAGAGCGTGTTCTGCGCAAGCAGATGAACTCTGTTCGCCAGGAAGCCCGCAGGCGTGCTCATCTCGTTCTTCAGCATCGCCATCAAGTTGAGTATGACGAGATTTTCCAAGAAGAACTTAAATCCCTTTCCAAAAAGGGACGCTAGTTAGATTCTTGTTCCCTGGTGGCTTCATCTGCCTCCAGGGACTTTGCATCATGAACTAATTCTCCAGTTTTAAATCTAAGAACAAGGGGCGGAGGTTCTTCAGGGGTAGTCAATGTTCCCACTTTTCATTGAGCCTCTACCCTTTTTTGAGGGCTTCATGACTTTTGACTTTGATTTGCCATACTGAGATTCTAGCCATTCGTCGAAGTCTTCTACTTCTCCGGGCTTGGAAATAACGTATTTTTCGTATTGCTTTATTAAGCCAACAAGCTCGTCATCTTCTTCATCAAATCTTGGCATTTCTATCTGGACCTTCGCGCTCTTCTTCCAGCTTTTGCCGCTCTCATTGTGTTTGGAACGAATTGTTTTCCCTTTTTACTTCCAGCAATCTTTTTCCTATTTGTTGCATTTTTTTGTGCTGGGGTTAGTTTTTCCCATGCTGCTGCAGGAAGATATCTACGCATTCCATCGGGTCGGTTTGCTGGCTTACCATCGCTGGTAGTCCATTTTTCTTTCGTCCACTTCTTGAGTGAACGCTGGGTCTTGCTTAAACCACCGCGATAACCACCACCAGCTTTTCTGTATTGCACAGCAAGCAATTGAGCTTTACGAGCAGACCACTGTCCAGGTTTTCCACCATCAGAGCCGGCAAGAATGCGAGATTTAATTCTTTCTCGCAGCTCCGGTTTTGTGTATGAGTTTTTTGCTGATTTTTCCATTAACTCGGAATCAACGCCAGCTAAAAATTCGCCAACAGCCTGCTCAACCCACTCAGGGCCGTAATCTTCTGATTTATCTTGTCTGCTGGCCATTTGTTTCTCCGCTTAAAATAATACGCGATATAGAAGCGGATTCGTGTTAAGTGTTTATTGCAGTCTTTGACCGCATTTTAAACAGGTAACAGACCATGGATAGCGCCTGACCGAAGGGTGCTCACATTCAAGTAGCGTTTTTGCCTTCGCATTTAGCACGTCTCGTATCCACGCTGACATGGTTTTACCATCGACGGCCGCAGCCTGTCTCCAGCGCTCCCTGACCTCGTCCGTGGTTCTGATTAGGACCGATGTGTTGGTTGGTCCTTCGTCTTCTTTTTCTAGTGGTCTTACCGACAAATCTGTCGAATCAGCGACGGCCTTCATTGCAGCTTCAAGGTTGCTGTCACTCATCTGTTTCCTCTTCGTTTGGTTCTTCTTCTACGGATACTATCTCAGCATCAACGATGTCTGCTTCACCCAACATTTGTCTCACAGCGCTTTCTGGGAGAACTCCAGACATCCCCATTAGTTGAAGAAGTTGCCTTGCTTCTGATTCTGGGTCAAATGTATTTCCAATTTGCTTGAGCTGTTCAGAGCCAGCAAGTGTTGCCTTTATCGTTTCGCTCGTCTTATTCCCAACATCCATCTGAACGCTGATGTTGGTTTGGTCCATGCCTAGGAGTTTTGTGCGCCTATCCATGATGGAGAGCACCTGCTGTATCGCCTTCAAGTCTGGCTCAACGGCAACTTCTGTTCCGTCGTCCATTACCTGTCTTCTGTGCTGGGTTAATGGCCAAATTGCCTGCTGGAGACTATCTAGTCTTTCAAGTTCAAGACGAAGAACTTCCGGATAAGCCATCAGTGTCTCGCGGTTCATTTTCTCTAACTGACGAGAAATTGCCTTTGACACGGCGCTCGTTGTCATTCCAAAACGCCTTGCTATTTCAGATGTCGAAGTGCCAGCTTGGCGAAGCTTAAATATTCGCATGTCTCTTTCACCAAGAAACTCACGCGTAGCAATTTTATTGCTTTTGT